ATGTCTATATAATTTAATTCCTGCATATGTTGCTGCTCCTATTCCCCAAGTCCAAGGATTTAAGAGTAATGCTCCTCCTTTAGCTGCTAATCCTAAGGCTCCAACTCCTTTAGACGCTAATCCTGTTCCTGTAGCTAATGTTTTTGTAGCCTCTGCTGCAACTGTAGCTTTTTTAGTAATACCAAAGAAAGTAGATAACTTAGGACTTAATCCAATTAAAAAAGTTAATGCTTTTGTAGTTCCTTTTATATATTTAGTTAAAGGATTAAATGCTACAGCTCCTATTGCTACTGCTGCAAACATTTTTTTAGTACCTGTGCCAAGACTGTTAAACTTTTTAACTAAATTTGATATAGTGTCTACAACTTTAACTATCCCCTGTGTTATATCTGGGATTTTAGCTGTAAACCAACTTACAAATTCTTTTGCATAAGGTGCTAACTTCTCTCCTAGTTCTATGTTCATGCCCTCAACTGCACTTTTTAGTATAGTAAATTGGCCTTGTAGACTATCTAAACGAGTTTCTGCCATCTTTCTTGCTGCGCCATCTGAACCTTCTAATTCCTTAGTCAAAGATTGTAATTTTTCAGGTCCCTGCTCAATCAACGCCATCATTCCACTCATAGCCTCTGTCCCAAATATTGTACTTATAGCTTGAGCTTGTTGCTGTTTAGTTAAGCCACTCATAGATGTCTTTAGATTTCCTATTACTTGACTTAAAGGCAGCATTTTGCCATTACTATCGAATGCTTTAAATCCTAATTTTTCTATAGCTTCTGCCGCCTTTTCGGATGGATTTGATAGCCTAGCAAATGAAGCTCTTAGAACAGTACCAGCTTGGCTTCCTTTTATATTTGCATCTGCGAGCATACCTATTGCAGCAGATGTTTCTTCAAAACTAATCCCTAAAGATTTACTAACCGGTGCTACATATTTCATGGACTCTCCAATTCCGGATATATCTGAGTTGGTCCTGGATGCAGTAAGTGCTAATACGTCTGCAACATGTGCACTTTGTTTAGCTTCCATTCCAAACGCTCTTATTGTTCCTGCTGCTATATCTGTTGCTTCTGCTAATTGTATATCCCCGGCAGAAGCCATGTCTAGCAATCCTGGTAATGCTGCTATGGTTTCCTGTACTTTAAAGCCTGCTTGGCTTAGTAACATTTCTGCATCTGTTACATCTTTAGCCGACCAAGCAGTTTCCGCTCCTAATCTTCTAGCTTCTTTCCCCAGCACTTGCATTTCTTGTGCAGTAGCTCCACTTATAGCTTTAACATTAGCAAGCCCCTGTTCAAAATTACTAAAGTCTCTTACTGCAGCAGCTATTCCTAGTCCACCTATCATTACTGCTCCAGCAGTTGCTATAGCTGCTAATTTAGAACATGCTGCCTTTGAAAATTTAGATAACTTCCCTTCCATCTTCTCAAGGGGTTTACTTAACTTATCTTTTAATCTAACAGAAGGACTAGCTTTTATTTTATCTAAAGCTTTAGTCCTTTTTTCTGTTTGTTTTGCGAATCTCTCAGTTGCTGTTAGCTTCTTTTTGGCTTCACTATCTCCTTCAACCCCAATTTTTATATCTAATCTATAAATTTCTTTTTTAGCCAATTATCTAGCCCCCTTTCGGGCTTGTTCAGCTATTTTCTTTTCCTCTTCTATCTCATAATCAGTAAATGCGAGAATTAATCTTCTCGCCATATCATTAATTTGAACATTATAAAAGTCGTGAGGACAAATATTATGCTTTGAATACATATTGTATAAAGCTGTTATTTTTCCACCACGACTTATTAGTTTTTTATATCTTCAATTTCTTCTAATTCATTATCAAATCCGCTTAATTCTAAAACCTTATCTCCCATTGCAGAAGTTTCTCCTGCTAGGAATTTCTTTCTTATAACCTGTTTACCATCACTTGCTTTTAATGCATCTAATAATTTAGAATTATTCCAATTTGGGCTTACTGTTGCCGCTTCTATAAGTGCTGCATTAAATTCCTCATCGTCTAATTCTTTTATTCTTTTTCCTCTTTCTTTTCTAGTATAAGTACATTGTCTTTTTATTTTATTTATTTCTTTTTCACTTAAACCTTTTAAAGTTACTGGAACACCTAATCGTTCTATAAAATAAGTAGCTTCTGGAACTTCATCAGGCTCCATAAGTCTGTTTATTATATCTTCCTCTGTCATATTTAATATTTCTTCATCTTTTATTTTTTCACTCATTAATAATTCCTCCTAAAATTTATTTATTCTACAACTATTGGGTCTAAGAGCTCATAACCTTCAAATGTGAAAGGAGTTTCCTCCTCCACTAATTCATTAGCTTTTAAATTTATAAGATTTAATTTATCTGCCATGCAATTCATTAATCGAATTCGTTCATGTCCATAAGCTTCTGGGTCTTCTAAAGATGAAATAACTTCAAATCTTTTAAACCCTCTTTGAATCATAGCTGAACTTACTTTAAATCCACTCATTGAACCTGTACCTTTTTTACTTCCTTGTTTATATCTTGTCCAATCATCTCCAACTAAGTTAAGTTCTTTTTTATCTAACTCAACCTCAGCTGTTGTTTCTGTAAGATTTGTTTGCCATATACCATCTATAAGTATTTTCCCTTTAGACCCGTGTATGGTTCTACTTGCATCTAATGCCATAAGTTATCCCTCCTATCTTAAATATCCTGTTCCATAGATACGTTTCATTACATTTACATACTTAGCATCCCATTTCCAGAATACTTCATCATTTTTCGCCTTAGCTTGTAATTCCTCATCTATCTCGACTGTAAAGTCTTCTATTACACCTTCTTTTTCTAAAACCTCAAAGTATTGTTTAAGAGCACATATCAGTGCTAATCGACCTGTCCCCTCATTAGGTACTTTACCTATAAACTCTTTCCTTTTTAGTGCAGTATCTCCATCAACTGCATTCATGAACTTTATACCCCTGATATATCCCCAAGTTTCATTTTGTTCTTCACTATATTTTTTTAGGGTATTAACATCATCTACAACTATAACTTCATCATCTTCTTTTACCATGACTAAAGTTCCAGCTTCTAAACAGTTCTCTACTTCCTCCTTACTTAAACGAGGCTCTACATCTTCAAATATAGTCTTTTCATTGCAGATACTCTCTTTTAACCTTTTACCTGTTGCTAATCCAGCTATATAGCATGCAGTTTCAGGGGGTGTATACTTTACATCTTCATAGTAACCGCTAATGCCTACATTAACTATTCCCTCAAAGTTAAATTCTTTACTCTTTGTGTTAGCTTGTTGAATAGTATCTGTATCCTTAATTCCTAAGTAAGCAATTATATTGTTGCCTTTTGAACTGTTTCTTTTAACCCATGCTTTTACAGTGTTTTGTAATGATTCATCAGTTACACCATCTAAACAAAACCCATCAGCTTTATAACCTTCAAGTATTTCCATAGCTTTAATATAATGCTCATTAGTTATAGATGTTGTACCATCATTGCCTCCTTTAAGAGTTTCGTTAGCTATATTTTGTAATTTCCCATTACCTTCATCTATTTTAATTACCTTAATCCACGTATTTTCTACATTTTCATTTATAGATTTAGCTATTTCTTCTATAGTTCCACCAAGTTCAGAGAATGCATATAGCTGTTTAGCTGCTTCATATAAAATTAAATCTTTCTTAGTATCATCTACTATATTTGTTCTAATTGTTATATTAAAATCTCTAGTTGTAGGATATAAGGTTTCTATTTTTAGAATATCTGTATCTTCTGTATCCTTAAGCATTACGCTTGATATCTTTTCTGCACCATCTGTAAGCCTATATAGTAACAACTCTTTAGGTTGTCCTAATAGCGATAATCTGCCTAATCTATACGCTGTATTGTCCTTACCAAACTTATTTATTAAGTCTTTTTCATCTTTTATACTTACCACTTTTTCTACAGGTCCCCAATTAGCTTTAACTGGCATGGCCAAAATGCCATGTATTCCAGTTCCTATTCTTTTTTCTGCTAATGCTTTAAATCGGTTGTAAAAACCCGGTATAGTAGGTCTATTATTTTCATTCCATACTCCTGTGGCCATTATTCCACCTTCTTTCCTAAGAACTTTTTAATTCTTCCTTCAAATTCTTTTTTAGTCATTTCTTCTTTACCACAATTAAAAGTAGCACCAACTGCTACTTCTTTTCTATAGCCTGTTAGTGCTTCACAATTTTCCATTAAAAGATTTAATGGATATAATTCCTCCTGGATTAAATTTGTTTCTTCCTGCATACTAATCCTCCTATTTTAAACTTCCTTTACCATAAATTTTATTTATAGTAGGAGTATCATCTTTTATCATTTTCTTTCTGCTAAAATCTACAGTTAATTGTCCTACTCCTAACATATCTGCATCTCTATCTTCCTGTATGCTTTCTATAGTTAAATACCTTCTATCTTTTAAGTCTAAAGGTATCTTTAAATCTGTTATGAGTTTATCTTCTATAGTATCTAATAACTTTTCTATATTACCTCTATTCCTATCAACTACATGGCATATAAGTGTTTTATTCTCTTTAATTAGGGCTACATTAATACGTTCCTTACTTGTATTAGCCACTCTCCAAAGTATAGAAGGCACCTCAAAATCCTTTTTCCAATTGTTCAAATAAATTGGATAATTGATTATTTGTTTAGTGTATTCTTCTAAAGCATCTAACCATTCATCTTTATTAACTTCATCTTCTTCATGCAGAGAAATAACTTCAAATCTTAATCCTCTAGCTATAGCATTCCATTCCTCGTCAATAATGTCTTGGCCTATTGCTCCATTAAAAATACAAGTAAAAGTTTCATCTGCATTAACATCTTCTATAGTTTGTAAATCTAAAGATTTAATTACCTTCTCAGATAAAGCATCTAACTTTTGGAATGTAGTTCTTTTTTCGTATAACCATATCTCAATAGTCCTTTTAAATGAAGTTGGATTATTCTGTTCATCATCACTACCTTGCAGAATTACTGCATAAGGCTTTACTGTATCTTTAGATGGAACTGTAGGCTCATAACAATCTTTAAGTTCTGGAATACTATCTATTAACTTTTGTCTTATTCCTGCTCTCAATTCTAATCATCACTCCAATATCTAAGCACTGCTGACTTAATAACTTCTCTATTACCTTCTAAAGTGTTTTCTATTGTCTTAAATCCTTCCGTACCAGGATGATTTACTTTTTTAACTGGATGTGCTGCACCTTTCCAATATAAGGCCTTTCCATTCTTGGGAGCTATAACGTGAGGTTTACTTCCTTCTTCTAATATCTCTCCATATTCAACACCATGAGCCAAATATATAGAATAGTTATTTCCTCCACCTTCACATCCACCTTTTAAACCTTGTCTAGCATTAGAAGTTCTATCTGTCCATTTAGCATCATTTTTGACTTGACTTTCTAATTTCCTAGCCATTGCATTACACAATATATTCATACCCACTTTTTTTCTTGCGATATATTCAATAGCTCTAAAATTCATATTAATCTACCCTCCCGAGATCACACATGTACCCACATATAGTATTTTCTATTTGTATAGGATAAGTTGCAGTAACTTTCATATGGCCTTCTAAACATTTAAACTCAATAGCTTCTTTAGGATTAATTTCTATATCTGCATCCTTATTAGCAATCATTTTGTATTTATCAGTACTGTAAGATGTTCCCTGTGTTTTGCTATCTATAACTATCTTATTTGAACTATCCTCAAGATATATAAGAACCTTAAGAGCTTTTATAGTTTCAACTTCTTCAAATGCTCCATCAACAATAAGTTTTTCAGTGTGTTTAAATTCTATTGTCGTAGGATTCAATTCTATTCCTTTATCAATTGTATCTATAATTTTTTTAGCTTTTAAAGTAGACATCTAACATCCATCTGCCCTTCTCATAGATGTTTTGTATCCTGTAGCTTTACTTGGATTTAAATTAGCCTGTTCTTGTAAATAATCAGCCTGATACATAGCGGCCAAGTTGTTCCAATAATCTGGATCAGCATTTTCCACTTCTATAGGTCCTACTTTTATTTTCTTATCAGTATTAGCTTTCATTAAACAGCCACGCCAACTAGCTTTAAGAACATTATTGTCATTAACTGCAAGTAAATTATTTAATTCTTCATCAGTAAATACAGGATATTGGCTTTCATTTAAATTAATCTTTAATATTTCTAAAGGTGTAAGTTCCATTCTTATTCACCTTCTTCTATTTCAGCATATTTTCTTAGCTCCCCTAAATCACATTCCTTAACTTCAAATTCTTCATCAATTTTAATATGTTTACCTCCATATTTTATATATTGCTTAGCCTTAGCTTTTAAAGTTTTTTCTTCTACTTTCTCATCTTCCATAGCATTTATATTTTCTTCTTTGGACTTTGCCATAATAAAAATCTCCTTTCTTATATAAAACTAAAGAGCAGTCATATTGACTACTCTAATTAATATACTGTTGCAAAGAATACTTCATCTGCCCTGTCAAATGAAACAATAGGCATAACTGATACTTTTGTATCTACAGTAACTGGGTCCTCTTTTACCATTGTTGTTACTGCAATACCTGTGTCCACCATATAAGTATCTAATTTAGATGAACCTGATTGCTTGTCAAATTCTTCTGGAGTTGTACCATAAACAGTATTGCCCAAAGTTGTTCCACTCATAAGTGTTATTTTGCCATCTGCATAGTATGGAACTGGATCAGCACCCTCATATGGAATATAAGTAGCATCTTCTAAAAATACAACTGTTAATTGAAGTACCTCTTTAACAAATTGAATATAATTTGCTTGACTTAATATTAGTGAAGTATTTAAATTACTATTTTTAATATGATTAGTAATAGCTTTATTAACTAAGAATGTACTATCAAAGGTATTTTCTGTTAGCAATAATGTTTTAGGCTTTGCATATTGGTCATTTGTAATAGCTTTCTGCCATGCTTTAATATCTCCTATAATATCAGCATCAGGATTTGCCCACTTATCTGTACCTGTTAGCACCTCTCTATGATTAGATGGTACTCCATAATCTACTACAATATCTCCATCATCCGAAGTGAAATTTAATAATCCATTTTGAATTACTGATGATCTCATTTTCTTTGAAATTATATTTGCTCCATCTATTAAATTAGAATAGTTCTCAAACACCTGTCCTAATAATGCATTTACAAAATTCTCATTATTTGCTCCTATTGCATTTTGTAGATCTCTTCTAGTTGTTTCATCTATCCCCATACCTTCTTTGAAGAATGGTATTTCAGTTGACTTTACATTTAAATCAGCACTTAATGCTCTCATTTTTGTATTTGCATCAAAAGTACTCATTTTTAGAGCTATTGGCTTCTTTTTAGCACCTTTAGCCATTTCTAACTTTGTACCACTAACTTTTTTATCAGGGAATAGAGCTTTATCTATTGTTTGTTCTACTGGTAGCTCTTTAATATAAAGAGCTATGTTTTTTGAATTAATATAATCTCTTAAATTAGGCATATATAAATCCTCCTTACTCTCCAAAAATTATTTGTTTTAATGCTGCCATTTCAACTTTTTTAATAGCTTCATCTGAATTAAACTTAACTGCATCTTCATATAAAGCACCATGGACAAATACTGGCACTACTTCTGTTGCATCATCTTTATCTTCTGTTGGTGACATTGAGCCTTTGAAAGATATATCTTGATATACAACACCAAATACATCTGTTTCACTTGAAGTTGAAGTTACTTTTTTACCATCTTTAGTAATTAAAGTACCTGCTAAAAGCACCTCATTTTCATCTAAAAGTGGTTTTACATCACCTTTTCTTATTTTGATAGGCAATGAAATAAAATGATCTCCAGCTATTAATCTTAATTTATTTTGTTTAGCACCTATTGTATAGCTTGATTGTCTCAAAATACATTCCTCCTTTATTTTTATTTAGCAAAGTCTGTTAAACTTTTTGCTTTCATATTTTCTGCTCTTTGCTTTCCTAATTCTGAAGCAAAGTTTGTTTTATTTGGCTGTGTATCATTATTACCACCAGTAACAAATGATCCTGTGCCTTTTATTTCTTTATCAAATAAATATTCATGACTTGTTTTAAGTGGCTCTATTTGTTCTTTAAGACCTATGACATTATCTCCATCTACCTTAAGCTTATCTTTGTCTATAAGTGTCATAATTAACTTTTTATCCTTAATACTAAAAGCCCCTAAACCTTTTTCTAAGGCATTATTAAAAGCTATATCTGATAATTGTTTCTCATAAGTTTCTTTTTGTGTTTTATTATCTAATTCTAATTGCTCAACTTTTTCTTTCAATCCATCAACATCTTTATATTCTTCTTTTAAATTATTTATTTGTTTATCTCTTTCACCAACTTGTTTTTTATATTCCTTTGCCTGTTCATTTACCTGATCAAATCTAGTTTTTAAAATGAATGAACCACTTGAAACATCTTCAAAATCTTTTTTATCTAATTCTTTTCTTTTATCTTCTGAGAGAGCATTGAATGCTTCTTCTCCTATAATATCTTTTATATGTGCCATTCTTTCTTTTCCTCCTTAATCTTAGGCATAATAAAAGCACCTACTATTTTTACTTAGTAAGTGCTTTTATTTTTCTATTTTATATGGTTCTGACATAAATTCTTTATATTCATCTTTTGCCCATTTAGGTGCATTCTCTTTAATTTGTAAACCATCATCTGTATAATACCCATAACCTTCTTTTAAAAATCTTGGCTCAGGTTGATCCATCTTTATCACCCTTTCATTTTTATATATTCTTTTAATTTCTTTTCTACTTTTTCTCCAAATACTTTAGCAAATTTTCTTGGATTTTCTCCACCAAAATATTCTGCAAATGTTTCTGCAAAAGCTTCTTCTGGCTTAGTTCCCCCATATCTGCTTACAAGTTCAGCTATATTTTTAAAACTAATATCTTCATTATATTTTTTATTATAATCTGAAATAGTATTTTCTATAAATTCTTTGCACCAATTATTGCTAGATATACCGCTGTCCTTATCAAGCCATTTCATAGAATCAGCAATATGATGACCGTACTCATGTACAAATGTTTTATGTGGCTTAGCATTAGCTACTGTCCACTTACTTTTAATACATTGTTCTATATAACTATTATTATACCCTTTATCAGTAAAATATGCACCATTTAAAGCTAGTTCTACTGCTTGAGGTTTGTTGATGTAATATTGGTAATAGCCTACTGCATTCATCCTTGCTTTGATTTTTATTATTGGTAATTCAACTGGATCTATCTCCTTAAATCCTTCAAAATAACTATGAAACTTATCTAGCCAATTAACTGAATCTTGTAATATATCTTTATTTATAGGATATTTAGTACTGTCCGAAAACTTTATTTTATAATTATCTATTAGATGTTTCTTTATCTCTCTTTTATTCTTAAATTCAGTATAGTTTCCTTTAAAATCTTTCCATTGTATTTCTTTAGACTTTTTCTTAGGATATTCTATTATATTTAATTTCTTATTATCTTCATACCATTTATCTAACTTAGAATTAGATTTTCCTTTATTCCATGCTTTAAGCTCTTTAATAGCCTTATTTATATCTTCATTTTCCTCAGTAAAGTAACATAAGCAATTAGGATGTTGTAATGGAACTTCATTAGGCTTAAATACCCTTCCATCATAATCATCACAAATATCTGTTTTACCATGCATCCTAAAACTATGACTAGCACTTAAATTCCACTTAATCCCTTTATTAAATGGATTATTCTTAGCATTTTCTATTGTTGTTTCAGCAAATGAATGAGTAATTGATGTTCTAGCTAATCTTTGAGCTTGATAAGATATACTTTCATTCATACCAACTTCTAAAGTTTTAGCTTCTATTCTTTTAGCTGGATTTATATATCTTTCTAATTGTTGAGCTAATTTTCTAGCATTAGCACCTTTAGCTACATTAACTTTTATTAAAGTATCTATATCCTTAGCATTACTTTTAGTTACATTCCAAATTCTTTTATCTAATGTTTTACCATCTTCATAATACTTTCCTCGTATAAGTTTTTTTACTGTACTAGCTGACGTATTTATAACTGATTTATTAAACATAGATCTTAATTTAACATCATCAGTTATACTATGATAATAAGCTAAACTTGTTGTGCTAGCTATTTGTGAACTAGATTTAATGTTACTTTTAATAACATTATTTAATTTGTTATTTAATTCATTTATGTAAGCCTGGACTATTTCTTCCATTCCACTTAAATGTTGTTTGCTTGAACTAGTTTTACATGAAGAAATTTCACTTGATAATTCTTTAGCTAATTCTTGATATATTCTTAATAATTCTCTTTCCTGCTTCTTATTAAGCTTTAAAAATTCTTTTCTGGCATCTAATATCCTCTGTTGGTATAAATTCATTATTCATCACCAACAATTCCTTTATTATTAGACTTATCATCTAAATTGTCTAATTCATTATCTAAAGCCTTATTGTATTGATCTGATTCTGCATTAATCATCATTGCTTTTTCATCTAATATTTCTTCAAAAGCTTTTTCAACATCTTCTTCATCACTGTATTCTTTAATATAAGATTTCCTACTTCTAACATCTGCTTCTACTTCTTTCATAGCTAAAGTTTTCTTTTCATCTTCATCATTAGGAATAGGATAGTTTTGTTTTATAATCTTAGTATATTTCATTTGTACCCAAGCTTTATTGAATATCCCTGGATAGCACACTGACCCTACTTCAATAATGAAATTCATTAAAGATAATAAAGGCTTTTCCCAGTCATTAAATTTCTCTTCACATCTAGCAATTAAGTCATTATAAAGATATACCATAGCTTTGGCACTAGGTATATTATTTAAATCACTTATCTTAGGCATATCTAACGTTTCTTTCATATCACTATCTGCTCTATCAAGATAAGAATCCAATGCTGAACTACTACCTATATTGTATTCTTGTCTCTGAATAGTAGCTTGCTTCCCTTCTGCTAGCGCTTCATCTCTAGTTTTTATTGCATGTACTGCATTAGGAGCTATAGTTAATCTATTTACATCATCTTCATTACCATCAATTATACTTTCAGAACCAAACATCTGGAATCTTAAAGCATCCGCAAAGTCACTATTTCTTTTATTATATTGATTTTGTGCATCTCTTAAGTCTGTAATGTCACTTTCACCAAAAGTATTATTAAGTTCTCCACCATTTCTTATAAGCCAACATGGAATAATAGAGAATCCTGTGTCTTGATCTATAGTTAATTCCTTTTGTAGTTCAATGTTTTTATACGTTTCTTTTCTATACCAGGCTTGAAGTGCCTTAGTATTTTCATCTGCATTGTAATAATAAGTATGCAAATAATAAATCTTATCCTTATCTTCTTCCTTATAAACATTCATTTCATCTTCTTCAAAGAAAATAGCTTTTAACAACTTTCCATTCTTTTCTTTATAAAAGAAATTTTCTATACTTTCATATTTGATTGTAACAGGATCTCCTGGATTAGCTTCTGCTCTAAGTAGTACCCTTTTCTTTATAGTAGCTTCTAAGAATGCTTTCCTAGTATTGTTCCAGAAATTATTGTTTTCAAATACATCTTCTATAAATTTTCTTAGTTCTTCACACTGCTCTTTATCCTTTAAATCATCTGCCTTAAATATCAATGTTGGCTTCTTACCAAACATCCATCTAGCTTGTTTCTTAAGAAGTGGCTTAACTTTATTTCTTATATCTTGTGTGGGGCTATAATCAACATTATCATCTACTGGCCAATTCTGACCATATAGTGCTGGATTTTGTTTTGCTTTTTCTAAGTCTATAGATTTTCCTTTGTAATAATAGTAATCAGTAAATACACGTTTTCTTTCAGCTATTTCATTATCCGGTAACTTTAATAATGTATCTCTTATAGTTCTTGCTTGTTTTTCCACTAAAATACTGTACCTCCTTTCCTTCCGTATGGATCAGTAGTTGTATTTCTTGCAACAACTCCTTTTCCTTTTTCATATACTGAATTATCATATTTTTTCTCTTTAATATCAGCAACTTCATATCCATCTAATGCATACCATATTGCACTAAATGTATGAGGATCTATACTAAATTCATCTTCTATAATTTCACCATTTTTATCTACTGCATAAGTTAAATCTTCTAGTTCATCTATAACATCTGGACAATCTTCTGAACAAATTATCTTTTTAAATCTCTTAACCTTTTTAGTGTTTTGGAGTCTACTGCCTTGGAACTTTTTAGCACCCCTCATATTAAATCCTTCTTGTTTATAATATTTAATGGTCTTAGGCTCTGCACTGTCTGATCTAATTAGTTCCTGTGTTTTCTTAAATTCTGCTATTTCTATTGCTGTTTTATCATCTGTCATTTGGTTCTTGTAATACTGCCAGTAAATATATAAAAACTTATTCTTATCATCTATAGCTAACCTAACTATTGCATTGTATGAAGTCTCAAATCCAAAGTCCATACCAACTCTATAAATAGGATTTTTAATATTTTGAATTGCTTGAAGTACTTCGTAATGAGGTTTCTTTTCAAACTGTGGTAATACTTTTCTACCATTAACTCCAAATCTGCCTCTTCTAGCTATTCTATATAAATCAATATCATATGTTTTTAATTCATCTAGTTGCTCTATATAAGTTTTAGGCAAAAATAAATTATCATCAGCCAAACTGTGATGATAATAAGTATTATTCTTTATAATTATTCTTTTTTTATAAAGTTCGTTATCATCTAAGATAAAAATTTTCTTTTTATTATCCATAAAGAAGTGTTTATAACACCAATTATTCTTTGATACTGGATTGGTAGAAAGTATCATGTGTAATTTTAATGTTGGATGTCTTAATCTTCCTAGTAGTTCTTTAAATCCAGCATACTTCACTTCTGAACATTCTTCTATCCATACTATAGACACATTATTAATAGATTTTAACTTAGCTGGTTTATCCATACCTTTAAATATAATCTTACTACCGTTAGGGAATCTTATTTGCATAGGAGAAGTAATACATTTAATCCTATTATCAAGTTCCATCTCTGTAATAATCTCTTCAAACAAAGAAAAGCATGAATCTCTAATAGTGTCATATACTTCTCTCACCACTAAGGCTGTTCTTTTTTCTTCTAATAGTTTAAGTATTAATTTTAAAGC